TGTTCCACCAACTCCGGAAAATTTGAAAGATCCTGAATTCCGTAGATCTGGAGGTTGGGTTGGTGATCCTAATGCAGGCAGAACTTCTCCAAAACCAGCAAAAAAAACAAAGATTACAATGACTGATGCTGAGTTTGATAAGAAACATGCTTGGGCAATGAATCCTCCCAAATCAAAACCTGCCGCTGCTTCTGCTCAAAAAGTAACTGCTCCTAAACCAACATCTAAACCTGTTGTTAAACCAGCAGCAGTTGCACCAGCACCTAAACCACCAACCATTCAATCTCAGAATTTAACTGCTGGTGGAGTAAAGTATGAAAGAAGAACTCCTACTTCTGCTGAAATGAAAGCCGCTAAGGCAGCAGGTGGTGGTGAATCTGGTATTAAAGCAGCGGTTGATGTTGCTAAGTCTAATAAGGTTGCAGCAACTTCCCCAACTCCTGATCTAAAGCCAGAAGCACCTAAGAAGAGAGAAAGTCTAATGACACAAATAGATGATCTTCGTAAAATGAGAAAGGCAGCAGAAGAGAGAAATAAGTGATATAAAGATTATAGCACACCTAGCACCCTCTTGACAGGGTGCTTTTTTATTGCTAGAATCCGCTTTGTGCCGGTTGAAGATAAATAATAGCTCAAAGAATTCTTAATATGAGCTATGAAAATCCCTGGAGATTCAATGGGGAAATTTTTGAGTCTTCTGATATTCAAGATAATTTTGGTTTTGTTTATCATATTCACTGCAATAAAACTGGTAAGTCGTATATTGGTAGAAAGTATTTCTGGAGTTTCCGCACACCAAGAGGAAAATCTAGAAAAGTTAAGTCAGAGTCCGATTGGAAAGCATATTACGGTTCCTGTCCTGAACTCAAATCCGATATTAACATTTGGGGAAAAGCATCCTGCGACAGAACAATACTTAGCCTCCATAAAACAAAAGGACAGTGTAACTATGAGGAAACAAAACAGCTCTTCCTAAATAATGTGTTGATCGAGTCTCTTGACGATGGAACGCCAGCGTACTACAATAGCAATATCCTAGGACGCTACATGCGAAAAGATTATGGTAACTTTGGAAGAGACTCTTCAGGAAACTCATGATTGGGCAATTGACCGAATTCATACTCTCTGTGATAAAAACTGTATTGAGAATGCCCATGCGATCCAGTCTGAATTTTGTGAGTGGTTGGATCCAGAAATTCTAGAGCATGATGTATTTTCATTAGAGTTCATAGGAGAGGAAGATGACACTAGATCTTCATAACTTTTTTAAGTTTTACGACGACAGCAATTCAAATCATGTAGCAGCAGTACAATGGTTAGAGGATAACCTTCCTGCTGAATTCCTAGACGATGCAGAAACTGAATGGATTGGGATGTTCAGAACAAAACCCCCAACTCCAGAAGTTCTTGCTGTTCCATACTTCAATCAAGTAGACAACTATAGAGATGCACATAGAACTTGCAACAGTTCATCGTGCGCTATGTGCCTTGCTTTCCTCAAGCCAGGAAGTATCAAAGGCGACGATGAATACGTCAAGAAAGTATTTGCGATTGGCGACACGACTGACCATGCGGTACAGACAAAAGTTCTCGCAGGTTATGGAGTTAAGTCACACTTTAGCTACAATCTTTCTTTTGCTGACATTGATAAGAGCCTTGATGCTGGGAAACCTGTTGTTATTGGTATCCTGCATCGCGGTTCTTTATCTGCTCCTACTGGTGGGCACATGTGTGTAGTCATTGGTAAGACACCAGATGGCAAAGGATATTTTGTCAATGATCCTTATGGTTCTCTTAACGATAACTATACCGGTCCTGTAACAAATGGTAAGAAGACCATTTACACCAAAGCAGTTCTCAAGCACCGTTGGTGTCCAGGAGGGAATGATGGCTGGGGAAGAATCTTCGACTAATTTTAAGAGAAAGATGCTTAAGGTCATTAAGGATCTTACAAATCACGGTAAGCACGTAGAAGCAAATCAATTGTATCAAAAGTATTTCGGAGGACCAAATGGCAAGGATTGATCTACACAACTTTTTTAAATTCTATGATGAAAGAAACCCTAACCACGTAAAAGCGGTTCAGTGGTTAGAAGATAACCTACCAGTCAAGTATCTAGAGGATAATGTTGATTGGGCGGAGATCTTTCGCGGAAAAAAGACTAGTGCTGCACCAGCACCCGCTGCTGCAGCTCCTGTAACAGGTGGTGATGATGTTCCACAAATGGGCATCAAGTTGATCAAAGAGTTTGAAGGATGCCACCTTAAGGCATATCCTGACCCTCTGACTGGTGGACTTCCAATCACAATCGGTTGGGGTTCCACTCGTAAGAAGGATGGTTCAGCATTCAAACTTGGTGATACCCTTACACAGGCAGAAGCAGATGCACTTCTGATTGAACAATGTAAGAATGAGTTTCTTCCCGCATTACGCAAAATCCCACATTGGAATGAAATGTCAGATGGAAAAAGAGGCGCTCTGCTCAGCTTTGCTTATAATCTTGGTGCCGGTTTTTACGGTGGCGCTAACTTTAATACTATTACTAAACGCCTGAAGAATAAAGAGTGGGACCTAGTTCCCGATGCTTTATTCCTCTATCGCAACCCTGGTTCAAATGTAGAAGCAGGACTTGCTCGTAGAAGAAAGGCAGAAGGCGAAGCTTGGAAGAAAGGATAACTAAATAGTTTCAACCATTGAGTTGAAACTGCAACTCAGACCCACACCAAGGTGAGTTGTGTTTGGTAGTTCTTAGGAATTTTCTACCACACCAACTCACCTTATTTTCATGTCTACCAACACGCAAAAGGCGCTGGCTGCAGCGTCTGCGCTTCTTCTTGGAGTGCCAACAGCAGCATTGTCTCACACCAACTCTATTGGATATGTTGGTGGGGGAAACGGATCCGTTACCTTCTGGTATGGTAACTGGCATCCAGGAACTACATTTAATGAAGGTAACTTAACTCTTGTGGGCATCAATGGTAATAGTTTTCCATCCACAACGGTTAACTGGACTTTACTTTCTGGTACAGAACCAGCTGGTTTGATTCCTGGAACAAACTATTTTACTTCTGATGGATCACAGTTAGTTGCTTATCCATCTAGTCCAATATCTTATACTTGGCAGGGCGTAACCTTTACAGGTCTTGCCGCTGGTGATTATCAGTTTACTTACAATGCTGCTGGGTCTCCAACAGTCAACTGGATGCCTATGGATAGTGTGATTCTTTCCAGCACAGTTACACTTTCGGCAGCAGCACTTTCTGGTGATGCTAACCAAAACGGTATTCTTGACATTTATGAGACGGGTGGAACACCTCCACCACCAACTCTGGTTAGTTCTAGTACTGTAAATAGCGTAACTTCATCTACAGTAGCATCTGCGAGTGTAACTGAAACTGGTACAGTTTATACTCCAACAGAGTCTGATGGTCGTCAGAAGGTTAATAAGCACGTTACAACAACTGTTACTACCCCATATGTAACAACCACAACAACTACACCAGTCACAACTGATACTTATAGTGATAATTCTGTTGTTGTTACAAATGGTACACCAGTAGTTACGACGAGCACCACAAATCAAGTTGATGTTTCACACGCTTATACTGATTACTTCGGTCGTGTAGATCAACTAGAAACCCTTGATGGAATCAATGATGGTATCAATGGACTTCTGAATCACGAACCAACCGCAGGTAAGCAAAGATTGAGAGTATTTGAGAACAACAGATTCGTTCAGTCCTATAATGCCGATGGTTATACTGCTGATTCCAAGATCTTCGGTGGTGGATTTGAGGTTGATGTAACCAAAGGTTGGACTCTCGGTGGTCAGTATAATAGAGTTAACGTAAACCTCAATGGTGTTGACTCAAGCACACAGCAGAACAAAGATCACTTTGGTGTATTCAGTGAACTCAGAGGAAATACTCTCACTCTGAATACTAATGCTGCGATTGCGAACAGCAACTATAAGTACAACAGAAATGTGGAAGGTGTCTTTAATAATGCTGGTGAAACAACTGGTTCTGAGTGGTGGGTTTCTAATCGTTTATACTGGCATCTTCACAAGGCAGTAAAACCATTTGTTGGATATACTGTTCAGAATGTAAAAAGAAATGCTTACACTGAAACAGGTTCACCAGAATCTGTTAGGACTGTAGCAGCAGTTGATAATACAACTCACGTCGGTGAAGCAGGTCTCAAGCTTGAAACTCGTTTTGGTGGTAAGAAAAAAGACTTGTTTGGAGTCAGTGTAGAGGGTTCTTATGGAACTGATAACTCTTATGGAGTTGCTGCTGAAGTAGACTATAAAGAGATGTTAATTGTTGAAGCATCTCATGGTGTGAATAATGGAGTCACCAACAATTCTATTGCTGGAAAAGTTAAGTTTAGGTTCTAAAACCCTAAATAAAACAGACTTCATCACACGGACTGATGGATAAACACAAAGAAAATCGTGTTGGTATGTTAATTCGTATTGCTATTCTGAGTTGGTCTGCTGCTCTTCTCACCGCAAGTTATGCTGGTGCTCTATCCAAGATGGACCCCACTTTTATTGCGACCGTCTTCACTGCTTCTGCCGCTACCTTTGGTATTAATACCATGAAGAAAGGTGGTGACGAAGAAGAGAAAAAAGAAGAACCTAAAAGAGAAGAAGTGGTAGTTGAAACTCCACCAGAACCACCTGCTCCTGAAGCAGCAGCACCATCTCTTGAAGAAAGAGTTGAAGCTCTTGAAGAAGGTCAAGTTCAACCACGTACCACAGGAGCATAATGTCCAAGTCACCTAACAAAGGCAAGAAAGGTTCCGCTGGAGGTAAACAATCCAAGCAGAACCAGGGCAATGCTACTGCTAAAAAAGCGAAGAATGGTGGTAAGAAAAAATAATGGAATTTATTGCTTTTATGATTGTTGGTTATGCCGAGATCAGTCCTGGTAGTTGCCAGATTGATTATCTTCGTTACAATGAAGTTCATTCGCTCGTAATTCCGTGCCACGAGAATGGAACACTCCAAAAAGGGAGTGTTGGAATGCTCCCATCTATCAAATACTTAAAGCAATAGACAATCACACCCGTCTTCACATGGAGACGGGTGATTTTTGGCATGAACAACAAGCCCAGATATTGAGAAAATATGTAAAGGATTTGAAAGTCTGGATTCATAAACAAGAAGGATGGTGGGATGAATGAAAAAATTCCTCACAGCAATTGGTTTATCATTAACTCTAACATTTCCAGTAGCAGCAGAAACAATACAAAAATCACATCCACAAGTGAAAGACTATAGTATCGCAGCAATGGGTTGTATGATACTTTTAGATTGTTATGAAGGGATTGATAAACTTTCTCCTGATAAAGACTTTGGTGAAAGGTTCATAGTCTTTAAGGATGAAATCAAAAGAATACTCACAGCATTGGATAAACTTGGTATCGGAGTTTATCTTGCTGACGAAAGATATTTTACAAGAAGCACGGTTGGTCTGTACAAACCAGATTACAACCGTCTTTTTATTAGCAAAAGACTTCTAGAAGATCCTAGAGAGTTTCTAGGAACACTTCGTCATGAAGGATGGCATACGGTTCAGGACTGTATGGGTGGCGGACTGGAAACTTCTTTTATGGCACAAGTTCATCAGGACAAAGAAATTCCTGAGTGGTTGAGAAAAATGGTTGAAAGAACTTATAGTATTGCTGGTATGAGTCGTGCTGTACCTTGGGAAGTTGATGCGAACTGGGCAGAAGAACAATCAAATGTAACTGCCGAGAAACTTGAGATGTGTGCTAAGGGTCCTCTGTGGGAGCAAATCACACCAACACCAATGACGAAGGAATGGTTGATTGGTTGTGGGTGGATGAAACCAAGAGATGGTTTATATCCATATTATCCAGATAAAAAGAAAGAATATTGTACACCTGGTAAATACTGATGCCTGGAAACTTTCCGTGGGGAGTTTTTATTATTCTTTCTTGTGGATTAACTTTTACCGCATATATAATTTACTCTATAATGAAGTTAGCATTTGAGGAAATGAAAGATGAAAAACCTAGCACTCATTCTGTCAGCGACGAGTCTGGCGATTAGTGGAGCACTTTGTTATGGTGCTTATGTAACTTATCAAAAAGCACAAAAGATTCTGGATAACCCAGAAGAGTTTGTTGGTGCTGTTGTGGAGAAGCAGGTCAATAAGGCATTTGAGAAACTACCTATCCCCAAACTAAATACTGGGAGTATTAAGTTTCCTTTCTGATGTCAAACCAAGATCCATACATATATCGTATTCGTTCAATCCACAAGGTTGTAGATGGCGATACTATTGACGCTGATATTGACCTGGGGTTTGATATTAGTCTCACTAAACGCATTCGCCTCGCTGGTGTGGATACTCCTGAGAGTCGCACTGCTGATGCGAACGAAAAGAAATACGGACTTGAATCAAAAGAATGGTTGAAGCATCGCTGCGAAGGTGCTAAAAACATTCTAATCAAGACCGAACTTCCAGACTCCACAGAGAAGTATGGACGTATCATCGGGCATTTGTTTATCAATGATGAAGAGACTTCATTGAATAACCAGATGATTGCTGAAGGATATGCCTGGAATTATGATGGTGGAACAAAAGTCAAGAACTTTGCTGAACTGGATGCGAAGCGTAAGAAGTAATCACTTTGAGTGAAACTTTTTGTATTGTTCTTTCTTTTGATTCTTCTGTTCTTTCTTCAGTAACTTATTGACTTTCTTGAGGGATTGACTTTTCTCAAACGCAAAATAAACCTGAAGTTCATAAGGGGTAAGGTCTCTACTCAAGAGTTTCTTGCCCCTTACAAATATCTGCTGAACGATAGGTTTCATCTTACCTACCATCCATTCCACCAAAGATTTGCCAACAAGAGCCGCAGCAACAGAAGCAGTAGCAGTGGTGCCAGCAAGAATAACCTGTTCTTTAGGTGGTATAGGGACTTCCCCGACGATTGGTACTTCAATTACAGGTACTCCTAAATTCGTGTTTGTGGGTGGTTGATCGGAAATAATCCGATTATCCTGGGGAGTTTGAACAGATGGAGGCAGTTGAGGGGTAGGGGTAGCATCAGGGAGTCCTCTGGTCTTTTCTTCTTTCTCTTCCTGTTGCTTCTTTTGCTCTGCTCTGACCGCAGCATCAAACTCTTCTTGAGTCGGTACATCAATCACTGGATACTTGATGGTCGTATCGGGCATATGAATGATGGGCATATCAATTTCAGGTATCACAGAACGTTCTGCTCTGCGAGTTACAGGAGGTTCTATTGTTGGAATAATTGGTGGAGGACTACTTCTTATTTGGATTGGTTTGATTTCCATTTGCTACATCCTGTACTCTTGGATATTTCACAACGACATCAGCACAGATCTTCGCATAAGGACTTTGCGGGTGAAATGAAATTCCATTTTTCATTGCTTCACCACACTTCAATAATCTGACTAACTCAAAGTCAAGTCTTGCTTTATCTGCTTCTGCTTGTTGTCTTGTAATCTCTGTACGAACTCTTGCCTTACAGAGTTCTTGGAATGAACCATCAAGAGGAATGGAGAAACCTGCCGATAAACCAGTATTCAATGAGTTTTGCTGATAAGTTGTTGGGTCAGTGCTACCAGATAAACTATTGTATCCAAAAGTCTGTAGATTCAGTGTCGGACCTTGACAAGAAACACCACCACCATAAGTATTCACAGCAAAAGGACCCTGAAGCACCTGTACTGCCTGGTTGGTTACGTTACCAGTCGCAGATGCCGAGGGTCCAGCAATATTCGTATTAGATGGTGCTTCCGCAAATGCAGGAGACGCTAAACCGATTATTGTGTAAAGACAGATATAGAATTTGTGGTAGATTCTTCTACCGTTTTGCGATCTATCCATGTTTCTTTCGCAATTCCAGGAGTCAGATGAGTCTCACTAAACTGGAACGGAGCACCTTGATTGATGATCGTATAGTTCGCTCCTGGAGCAGGTGTTCCAGGTATGTTAATATTTGTACCAGTGACAGTATAAGATGTCCCAGTGGTATATTCTATTTGTTTGATAACTTCAATCACTTCAGTACGAGTTTTAGTCTCAGAAGTAATTGTACCGCTTGTAAAGTTAGGAGTGACGGGCGCAGCAAAGCAGGGAGATATAAATCCCGCTGCTGCCAGCAGAACGGGAGTTATGTGTCTCACTTGAATACGCTTAACTCAATGGTTCTTTGTGCTGTTGCCGTGCTTCCAGGACCACCAGCAGTGACCGTAGGAACACCAGTGCCACTCAGAGTACCCGCAAGAGTACCTTTGTCTCCACCTAACTGAGTAGTAGAGTTGCTATAAAGGTTGGGAGAAGCAATTGTTCCAGAAGCTGCCGACTGAGAGGTAACATCAGTATCTGCAGTGATTGATGTTTCAGAGAAACTAAATGCTTGTCCGTTTGTGTTGATCGCATAGGAACCTGCTCCACCAACTCCTCCAAGAGTTGTTACATTAATGTTTGTGCCTGAGACTGCGTAGGATGCTCCTACTCTTTCTGATTGAACCGCCGCACCCTGAACGCTTAATTGAATTGAGTCAGTGATTTTTGATGTGATTTCGCCAGCAAAAGCAGGAGTAGTGATGAATAACGAAAAGATAAGTGCTAATCTTTTCATTGTTCTAGTGGTGATGAACTATTTGTATTTAGTGAGACACTTCTTTAATTGGCACCTTGACAAAACCTAAATATTAACTTATTATGTACAAACCCGCTACAAAATGGCGGGTTTCTTATTATTAGTCCTTGACGTGACAATTAGAGCCGTGGGATCTGCCCCTTGAGAAAGGGGATGTGCGCTTTTCCTATACGGATGTAGAGTTCAATTTACTTTAGTGCAACAATTCCTTACAGTAGCCCTGCCTCTTCTGGCAACGGTTACAACCAGTACGGCATCACTGCCATTCGTCAACTACAAGATGCAAGGTCCTCCTCCCCCAGTGGAAGAAGTATCTACCTCAAATATTCCTGAGTTGCCTCCTGTAGATGAAAAGAAGACAGCAATCCGCGAGGTTGCTCCCGCAAAACCTAAAGAGACAAGGTTAATTTGTAAAGGGTGTAATGAAAATGAAAATGCTACTCTGGCATATTTTCAGAGTCTTGGAATTAAAGACAGAAACGCCCTTGCTACCATCATGGGTAATATTCGTCAGGAATCAACTTTTGTTCCTAACATTTGTGAAGGTGGTAGCAGAACCAGTTGGCGTAATTGCTACGGCGGTTACGGACTGATTCAATGGACATCTGCCAACCGTTATTATGGATTGGGTGATTTTGCTAAGAAGTTTGGTGGTTCACCATCAAATCTTCACACGCAACTTCGTTATCTAACAAATGAAGTCCAGTGGAAAGATATTGAGGAGCGTATGAAGACTCCTGGTAAATCAATTAACCGCTACATGGACTATGCGTATAGTTGGATTGGATGGGGGCATCATGGAGCCCGCACTTCGTATGCTCATGATTATGCTTCTCGTCTGATCAAGGTAGAAGTTTGATACAATAGAATAATCTAAATACGGGGGAGTGCTGCAGAACTCCCCTATGATTAACTTTAACTTCGGTAAGAAGAAACCAGATAAAAAGCAACTCATAATACTCAGTGTTGTATTATCTTCTATTATCGCAGCACTCTCACAATGTACTGGAGCATCAGAAGATGGACTTTGGGACTTATTGGATGAGATTCAAAGAACTTATTTCCCACAAACTATTCTCAATGAGATTTTTATTCAAGATCCTAACAAAGTAGAACGCAGAGTCAAACGTAATGTAGATCGTGCTATCAGTGAAGTAACTCCAGAGTATGATCGTATTATCCAAGAATCAAATAATCGTTATAAACCACGTTATGTTGAGAAGGCACCAGACGGCAGTGAGGCACAGAGATTGCTTGGTGGAGAAATGAGAATCTGTGCCGTATGGGTTGACGACTGCCCCAAGCAGTAGTATAATAACTAGGTCACCAAATGACTCAGTAGCTCAGTTGGATAGAGCATCTGCCTTCTAAGCAGTTGGTCGGGGGTTCAAGTCCCTCCTGAGTCGTTGGAGATTTATTCTCCAAACTATTC